ATACAACTGGTCCTGGTGTGCTTATCAAGAATAAAGAAGATTACGATTTAAAAATTGCTACATTACTTGATGCATTCTATGCACGCTGCCCAGGCGCTATTGGGAACACGCTTGAAGTTAAATTGTTTCATGCAAACAATGAAGCAACCTTAGCAGCAGAGCGTAAACAATATTTTGACCTTGCTCCTAGTACAACAACATGGGCAAGCAGCGTAAGCACAACAGTTTACACTAATGACGAAATACATATAGCTGTATTTGATAAGAATGGAGAATTTACTGGAGTTAAGGGTGCAGTATTAGAAACATTCCAAGGGTTATCATTAAATGCAAATGCAAAAACTGTAAGCGGAGCATCCAATTACTTTGTCAATGTACTTAATAACGGCTCATCATACGTATTTGCTGGAGATCCTGCAATTGTTCGTACACTAGCAAGCAGCACATATACGTTGGCTGGCACAGGCATATATGGATTTAATGCTGGTGCTAACGGTACACGTGTTGCAGCTAATGTTGTTACAGCATTAAATATATTTGCTGATATCGAAACTGTTGATATCAATTTGCTCTTTGCAGAAGCATTCACATCTGATACTACAGTGAATGTCAAATTGAATGGAGTTGTGGTAGGACGTAAAGATTGTATGGCATTCCTGTCTGCGCCTTTGAATCTATATACCCAAACATCTGAAACTGCTAAAAAGAATGCAGTAATTGCGGCAAAAGCTGCAATTAGTGATCCAAGCAGTTATGTTGTGTTTGATAGCACACCAGTTTATGTATATAACAAGTATGCAGATGAGTACAAATGGATTCCAGCATGCGGACATATAGCAGGCCTATGCGCATATACCGATAGTGTAGCGGATGCATGGTTCTCACCAGCAGGCTATAATCGTGGTCAATTACGCGGTGTAACCAAACTTGCATACAATCCAGTACAAGTTGATCGTGATGAACTGTATGCAACAAATATCAATCCTATTGTAAATACAGCAGGCCAAGGTATTGTACTTCTAGGAGATAAGACAGGCCAATCACGTGCAAGCGCATTTGATCGTATTAATGTACGCCGCCTATTTAACAGCCTACAACGTGCATGTGGTATTGCAGCTAAATTCCAATTGTTTGAATTAAACGATGAATTTACTCGTAGCGCATTTGTCAATACGATTGAGCCACTCTTAAGAGATGTTCAATCACGCCGTGGTGTTACTGATTATCGTATAGTATGCGATGAGACAAATAATACTCCGCAAGTTATTGATACTAATCGTTTTATCGCCGATATTTACATTAAGCCTTCGCGCTCAATTAACTATATCACGCTTAACTTTGTTGCATCACGCAGCGGTATTCAATTTAATGAGATTGGTGCCTAATACAATTATAAATACATATAAGAAAGAACTATAATGAGTAATCTAACAAATTTCAAAAATGCATTTAACGGCGGTGGAGCTCGCAGCAACTTGTTTGAAGTTGAGCTCTATTTCCCAGATGGTGTGCTTGACGGCGGAGTTGCAACGAGTAAGAGTCGTTTCCTTGTAAAAGGAGCGCAGCTTCCAGCTAGTGTACTTACACCAATTGAAGTACCTTATCGTGGTCGCAAACTAAAAGTTGCAGGTGATCGTACATTTGAGCCGTGGACAATTACGGTTATGAATGACGTTAATATGGAAATACGTAACGCATTGGAGTCATGGATGAATCTTATCAATCGCCATGCATCCAATACAACGGCATCAGGTGTAAGCCCGCTTAATTACTATAAAGACTTGGTTGTAAAACAACTTAGTCGTGAAGGTGGTGCAGTTAGCAAGGCATATACATTTGTAGGCGCATTCCCAACAAACATTTCAAGTATCGACTTGAATTATGAAACTGATAATACGGTTGAAGAATTCACGGTTGAATTTAATTATCAATACTGGGTATCCAACAGTACAATCGGATAATTTTGGATATAAATAATATATTATGAAGCTGTTTGGCTATGAAATATCAAAATTAATAGATAAGAAGGGTTCTTCACCGGATTCAATTATACCATCGTTTTCAACCCCCATTGAAAACGATGGTACTTCCGTTTTAACGTCAAGTAATGCTGCTGGTTATTATGGGCAGGTTCTTGATATTGATGGAGCAATGCTAACAAATGAAAAGGATACTATCTTAAAATGTCGTAGCGCAGCATCACAACCAGAGTGCGATGCCGCAATTGCTGATATTGTTAATGCTTCAATTGTTTCAGATAGTGACGGTAGTCCAGTTAATATTATAATGGATAACTTGGATCAGCCTGAAAGTATTAAGAAAAAGATACGTGAAGAATTTGATATAATCTTAAAGCTCTTATCATTTAACTATAACGGTTATGATATTTTTCGTCGTTGGTATATTGACGGCAAGTTATATTTCCATCTAATGGTTGACACTAAAAAACCAAAAGAAGGCATTAAAGAAATACGTGCAATTGATCCTCTTAAGATTAGAAAAATTAAAGAGGTTACTACTAAAGTTGATAAAGCAACAGGTATAAAGGTTACAGAACTTGCTTCAGAATATTTTCTTTATGCCGATGATTTTGGCAATTCGTCAACCAATGGCGGAGTTAAGATTGATCCTAATACCGTTGTATATGTACCATCTGGTATATTGGACGAAAGCGGAAAGTATTCAATATCATACCTACATAAGAGCGTAAAACTTGTAAATCAATTGCGTATGATGGAAGACTCTTTGGTTATCTATCGTATAGCACGTGCACCTGAGCGTCGTATTTTCTATATTGACGTTGGTAACCTACCAAAAGGTAAAGCTGAAGAATATGTGCAAGGTATTATGGCAAAGTATCGCAACAAGTTAGTATATGATGCTAACACTGGCGAAATACGCGATGACCGTAAGAGCATGAGTATGCTTGAAGACTTTTGGTTACCGCGTCGTGAAGGTGGCCGTGGTACAGAAATCACAACGCTGCCAGGTGGCGAAAATCTTAGTCAGATTGAAGATGTAGTCTTTTTCCAAAAGAAACTATATCGTTCGCTAAATATTCCAGTCAATCGTCTTGAAGGCGAGACTATGTTTAATGTAGGTCGTGCAAGTGAAATATCACGTGAAGAAGTTAAGTACCAAAAGTTCATTAACCGTTTACGTAAGAAATTCTCAGTTTTATTTGTTGACGCGCTGCGGCTACAACTATTACTAAAAGGAATCATAACAGAAGGTGACTGGGAAAGTATACGTGAAAATATTAATATTGACTATATTGAAGATAACTTCTTTAGCGAGCTTAAAGATTTTGAAATCATGAAAGAGCGCCTAGCGATGTTAGAATCTGTATCAGGTTATATCGGTAAGTATTATAGCGAAAAATATGTACGTAGTAATATCTTAAATCAAAGCGATGATGATATTGAAAAAATGAATGCCGAAATTGCATCTGAAGGAACAACTGTTCCTGAGGTGCCTGAAGGCGAAGAAGAAATGTAAATTATTAAATATATGGAAGACACAAAAGAATTAATACAAAATATAGTAACCGGCGATGACCTTGCGGCAAATGTTGCATTTAACGCGATTATACAAGATAAGGTGCGCACAGTACTCGACATTAAAAAAGTTGAGTTGACATCAAGCATCTATAACGAAACTGATATATCATAAAGATATATTTTTATAAATACCACTATGATACCATACGTTGAAAATACTCTTATAACTTCAAACAATACGTACACATTAGATGCCCCATTTACTGGCAGTGATTATGTGATGTATGTATCAGGCACATTTGGCAGCTGCACTGCAACAGTAGGCTATGTTGATGGCTCTGATGTATTTGCTCCATTTAGAGACTCTTCTGGAACTGTATTGACGATGACTTCATCATCATTACATTTCGTCGTGTCTCCTTTAAGTAAAAAGTTAGCAGTGCAAATAACTGGATCAACTGGTACTACTAGTGTTAAATTTCAGCTTACACATCGTAAAGGATAATGATATACGGTTTTACTGCAGCAAAAATTACAGCTGCATATGTAAAGACAACCAATTACCCTGCAGTTCCATAATTGCAAAATATAAATGCCTTGTTGAAAAATGATTTTTTATAAATAAACATTATAGTAACTATGAAATTAATTACGGAACATACCGAGAATATACGGTACATTGCAGAAGCTGCTGCAAATGGCGAAAAGAAATTCATCATTGATGGTGTCTTTATGCAAGCCGAACAAATGAACCGTAATCGTAGAATATATCCTAAAACAGTTTTAGAAAAAGCGGTACGTACATACGTAACCGAATATGTTAATAAAGGACGTGCAGTTGGTGAGCTTAATCATCCTGAAGGTCCTGCTATTAACCTTGATAAAGTTTCGCATCGCATTACTGAACTCCAATGGAACGGTAATGATGTTGTTGGAAAGGCGCTTATACTTGATACACCAATGGGTAAAATTGTGAAAGGACTATTGGAAGGTGGTTGTCAGTTAGGCGTCTCTAGTCGTGGTATGGGAACCGTTGCAAATAAAAATGGCCAAACCCTTGTTAATGACGACTTCGTGTTGTCAACAGTTGATATTGTTCAAGACCCAAGTGCACCATCTGCTTTTGTAAATGGTATCATGGAAGGTGTTGAATGGATCTGGGATAATGGTTTATTGAAAGCGCAACAGCTTGAAAAATATGAGACAGAAATCACAAAGACTTCTTCTGCAAATCTTGCCGAAGCACAAATAAAAATCTGGAATGATTTCCTCTCCAAACTCTAATAGAAAGAAAAGTAATATATGGCAAATACAAATATACAAGACACCGATGATATCATTGAAGATATCAGCGAAGAAACATTACTTTCTCTCGACGCAAACTTAGAGCAGGATCAGGAAACATCTGAGATTGCTGAAGGTAATTGCGAAGGAAGCAAAGAAGACGAATCAATGGAAGAAGCTGAAGTAAGCTCTGATAAAGAGTTTATGGAATATGCTAAGAGCGTATTGAAAGCTGCACACGGCGACGAGTATGATGAAGATAAAGCAACAGCAACTGCAGAAGGCATTCTTAAGAAAGCCGACGGCGACTATGGTGCTGCAATCGGAATTCTTACAAGTGGCCTTGGCGAAGAAATGGAAGATGAAGAAATGGAGGATGAAGCAAATAAAGACATGAAAGAAGGCACCCAATCTGAAATCACAATTGACACATCTGATATCTCTCGTCTCGTTGAAAGCGAAGAAGGTTTAACTGAAGAGTTTAAAGAAAAAGCTAGCATCATTTTTGAAGCTGCCGTAAAGAGCAAAATCAAAGAAGTTGAAGAAGCACTTAAAGAAAGCTATGCAGTTACACTTATTGAAGAAGTGGAAACTATTAAAGAAGAACTTGTTGACAAGATTGACAATTATCTAACATATGCAGTTGAGAGCTGGGTTGAAGATAATAAAGTTGCTGTTGAGAGTAGCTTACGCACTCAAATTGCAGAAAACTTTATGCAATCATTGAAGACAGTCTTTGAAGAAAATTATATCGAAGTACCTGAGAGCAAGGTTGACCTATATGCTAAACTCGAAGAAGAAAAAGAAGCTGCAGAATCTAAACTTGCAGAATCGCTTAATCTCCTTAGTGGTTTGGTTGAAAAGGTTGAAGAAATCTCTCGTGAAAAGATTATTGCAGAATCCACATCTGACCTAGCTGATACACAAGCTGAAAAGCTTAAAGAATTGCTTGAAGATATTGAGTTTACTAATGAAACTGCATTCCGTAAAAAAGTGCAAACCATTAAAGAATTTTACATCAAAAAGCAAACCTCAGATGATTCGCTAACCGAAAGCACAGCAGACGCTGATTCGTACATTACAACCTCAACTATTGTAGAGAATGAAACTGAAACACAACCAAATGTTTCACCTGCAATGCAAAAATATTTAACCGCAATATCCCGCTTGAATAAAGCTAATACAGCAAATATTCAATAACGAGATAAAGGTTCCAACCCCAAACAAAAAACAACAACTAGATAAAAATAACTATTATGTTTAATTCAGAACAACTAGAAAAGAAGTGGGCTCCAATTTTGGAAGCTCAAGATGCCCCAAAGTTCAAGGACAACTACCGTAAGTCTATTACTGCAGTGTTGCTTGAAAACCAAGAAAGAGCACTGGCTGAAGAGCGTTCACACGCTGGCTTCATTACAGAAGACAACGTAATTGGCTCGGGTGGCGGCGCTATCAAGACCTGGGATCCAGTTCTTATCAGCCTCGTCCGTCGTGCAATGCCAAATATCGTTGCTTACGATATTGCAGGTGTTCAGCCAATGACCATGCCAACAGGCTTGATCTTTGCTATGAAGAGCCAATATCAAAACGCAGCTGGTGCAAATACCGCTGAAGCACTCTTCAACAAGCCTATCACTGCATTCTCTGGTACAGTTACAACTGCACAAGGTGAAGCACTTACAGGCGACGGTACAAACAACAGCTACATTGACCCAGATCCAACTGTTGGTACTGTTCAAGTTGGACGTACAACTGCTGGTGGTGGTTTTGGTAACATGGGATTCACTGTTGACAAGACAACCGTTACTGCTAAGACACGCGCTCTTAAAGCAGAATACACAATGGAACTTGCTCAAGACCTTAAGTCTGTTCACGGACTTGATGCTGAAGCAGAATTGGCTAACATCCTTTCTGTTGAAATCCTTGCTGAAATCAACCGTGAAGTTATCGATACTGTTAACGTTAAAGCTGTCAGTGGCGGTATTAACGGTTCTTTCGATATGGACCAAGATGCAGACGGCCGTTGGGCAGTTGAGAAATTCAAATCTCTTCTATTCCAAATTGAAGTTGAAGCAAATGCAGTTGCTAAAGCAACACGTCGTGGCAAAGGTAACGTTGTTATCTGCAGCAGCAACGTAGCATCTGCTCTTGCAGCAGCTGGTGTTCTTGACTATGCTCCAGCACTTGCAACTAACCTTAACGTTGATGACACTGGTAACGTATTTGCTGGTATGATCAATGGCCGCTTGAAAGTATTCATCGACCCATTCAGCACAGCTGATTATGTAACCGTTGGTTATCGTGGTACAAACGCGTATGACGCTGGTATGTTCTATTGCCCATACGTTCCACTTACTATGGTTCGTGCGGTTGATCCTGAAACATTCCAACCAAAAATTGGATTCAAGACACGTTATGGTCTTGTAGCAAATCCATTTGCTGGTGGTGTAAGTGGTGATCCACTTGGCACAAACGGTGCTAACCCATACTTCCGTACATTTAATGTGACTGGTATCGGTGGTTCTACATACAATAATGCAGCGTAATTAATTTAAGTCTTATTACCTTAGGACTACCCAGGAGGGCCATTCAAAAGAGTGGCCCTCTTTTTATCTTAATAAATACATTTATGAATACTAACTTTCTAGCATTAACTGGATTTAAGCTCAAGATTAGTTCTCCTGATTTTGAACATGTGGAATACTTTGCAACGAGTGCAAGTTTTCCTTCAATCTCGTTACCAGAAACTACAACAAGTTATCGCAACTGTGCAGGATTTGTAGCAGGCGACAAAATCACATATGATCCGTTGACCGTTCGAGTTGCAGTTGATGAACAATTAAATTCCTATCGAGAAATTTTCAATTGGTTAAGCAGCAATGTTGAATCACCTATTAAGTATCATGATATTACGCTAAGCTTTATAACCAATCATAATAACACGTCAAGAGTTGTGCGTTTTGTAAATGCATTCCCAACAAACATGGGCGGTTTGGAATTTAATGTACAATCAACAGAAACAGAATATGCATCAATGGATGTTACTTTTCGTTATGATTATTTTGAATTTGTAGATTGATATATAATAGTATACCTTATTATGCTACAACTTGATGATATACTTAAAATGTGGGAAACAGACAGCAAGATTGATGAAGTGAATCTTGATGAAACTAGTATTAAGAGCGCATCATTGCATTCAAAATACTTGGAGCTATACAGCCTATCTAAACTTAACCTTAAGAAAAAGGAACTCTCAATGGCTTACCTTCGCAAGGATAAGTGGATGTATTATAACGGCAAGATGACAAAGGAAGAGATGGATGAAAAGGGCTGGGCTTATGATCCATTTAAAGGAATGGCTAAACCATTAAAGTGTGACATGGATATGTTTTATACTACAGATCCTGACATCATGCGGCTGCAAGGACAAAT